GAGGTGGTGACACGGTGTCACCACCTCCCTGCGCCGTCCTCGCAATCTGCTGTGCGATTATGGGCGCCTGCGCCGAGACCATCTATCAGCCTGGGCGGGCTATGCTGTTGAGTTGCCGGTCTCTCCCGGCTGTCACACCACGTCATCGCAGGTGTCGCTCAATCCAACGCTTATGGGCCTCATTACGCCGGTGCTTATGCCCACCGGTGGCCACTCAACCGTTTGCCCCGCTGTCGTTGCGGGCGGCTGGCCCGTGAGTAAGGTTGCGGGTGTCGGACTTGAACCGACGACCTATGGATTATGAGCCCATCGCGCTACCGCTGCGCCAACCCGCTACGTTAAGCGTGACCCACCGTCCCCCGAAGGCCGGTTTTGGGGCCGGCCACAGCAGGTCACGCACCTACGAGATTAGCACAGGTGTGCGAGTGGCGTCAAGGGGTTGTGGAGAAATTCGTCGCCGGGTTCCACCGAGCCGGCGGATTCACCGCCATGCGCTCGCACAGCGCCGGCCAGTCGCCGGGCGCAATCGTCGCCGCATAGTCGCTGCGCAGCCGGCGCTCCGCCTCTGCAGCGCAGCAGAGACGCATCGCCAGCACGCTGGCGCGCCGCGTAACCCCGCTGGGGTAGACGCACAGGCACGCGGCGTAATCGTCGCTCGTCTTCACCGCTCCAGCCCCCCCATCTCTTGGATCGTCCAGAATGCCCGTTCCTGCGCAATCGTCAGCGTCAGCACGTACTTGCCTGGCTGCAACCTGGCCACGCGCTGCACGAAGCGTGCGAGGCGCGGCGGCGGCTGCAGCAGCACGGGCTGCTCGCCGTCGCCATCATTGATGGTCAGCACGTCGCTCTGTCCGGTCATCCCAGTGCGCTCGCCAGGGTGGATTCCACATCGCGCACGATGCCCGGCGCCTGGCGGCGGATCACGTCCTCGTCGGTCTGCCAGACGCCGCGGTGCATGTACGCCTGCAACTCGCTGGACTGCACCCACGGCGCATACTCCGTGTTGTTGCCCACCTCCCGGCCCGCCATGCCCGGCGCGCTGATGCGCCGTGTCGTCCAGCGCCGGCCCAGCGTGCCCGTGCGCCGATAGCGCGACTCGGAACGCGCTGCCGGATAGACTTTCATCGCCGCTTCGATGCGAAACGCGCCGCGGTCGAGCGGCCCCTGCAAGATGTCCAGGATGGCCGCGCCGCGTCGCGCCAGTTCGCCGGCGACCTGGTTGGCGTTGGTCGTGATGACGATCTCCATCAGCCGTGCACCCCCTTGTTGCCCTGTGCCTCACGCACAACCACAGTGATGCGCTGGATCGTGGCGTCGAAGAGCGCCAGTCTCCGCTCCAGCGTTGCGTTACGCGCGCGCAGCCGCTCGTTTTCGGCGATCAACTGCTGCACGAACGGATCGGCGGCCGGCGTGCTGTCCATGTCCGGCGTCACGCCGGCGGCTATGTCTTCCATCTATCGCCTCCCTGCAAAACCAATCGACGTGAGATGCCGCGGCGCACAAATGTCGCAGTTGTGAACGAGTATTCCGTTGGCAAAAAACTCGTGCTCGCCCTCTACTTGCAGGTCGTACACGGTTATATGCTTGCCTGCCATCTCGTGATATAATAAAGAAAAATCAGTCAGGAGAGTACAGGCATGAGATACCCCTACACTTGCGATTATTGTGGAAAATCGTTTAGCCGCCGACAGCGAGCCGAAACGAAACGCGTCTACTGCTCCACGATTTGCTACCATTCCGCAACGCGTACTGGAACCGAAGTTCAATGTCCGACTTGCGGCAAGCGACATCACCTTTCGCCTTCCCAAATCTCTGAGGATAGGCGCTTCTGTAGCCGCCAATGCTACGATGTCAGCAGGCGCAACGTTGTCGAAAAAGTCTGTCCGGTCTGCGGCAAAACTTTTGAAGTGCTGTCGTCCATCGCTGATCGATATACCGTTTGCGGCAATGCCTGTCGCACCGCCAGTACAAAGTACGTCGCTTGCAAAAGGTGCGGTAAGGTATTCCGTGCCGAATCTAGGCTGAACCGCCAATACTGTTCGGAGGAATGTCGCCGCCCCCCCAAAGTGACGGAGTGCAGAAATTGCGGCAAAAAGTTTAGACACGTTCCGTCTGACGGAGACCGCCAGTTCTGTAGCTTTTCCTGCTACAGAACATTTCATGGTGAGACTATTCCCGAGAAATCCGTCCGGCACGTCCTCGAATCCCTGCAAATCAACTTCACGCAAGAGGCCCGAATGGGCAGATACAGCATTGATTTTTTGCTGCCGGAATTGCGTATTGCCCTCGAGGTCGATGGCATTTACTGGCACAGGGACACGAAGCGGGACGAACGAAAGACCAGATACATCGAGTCTCACGGCTGGCGCGTTTGCAGGATCACCGACAGTGAAATTGAAAACGCCGTCAATTTGAGCGGATTCATTGCCGAAAAGTTGCAGGGTGTGACTCTTGTCGAGATTCATTGCCTCCAACCATCCCTGCTGTAGCGTCCAAAACTGATGATTCGATGTCGATGTGACACGTTTCCCCCCGGCTTCGACCGTCACCATCTCTCCGTCGTAACGGCGTTTTGCCGTCGCCACGACAGAACGTAAGCCGTTGCGCGTGTGCACCTTCATGCCCGGACGCACCTGCTGAATCGGAACTGAACCCTTTTCGGTCTCTATCATTGTCCAAGCTGGAAAGCATGTCCGCTCATCGACTACCGTGTACCAGATATAGTGCCACTCGCCTGGCTTCAACTCCGCCAGCGAAACAAAACATCTGCATCTCGGGTGGGCCGGCGGCCTGTCCCCTTCCGCCGGACGCGTGTTGAACCCTGCCTGCTCGTAGAGGGTGAAGCTGCCCTCGGCATAGGCCCGCGTCGCCTCGGTGACGGCGATGGCCTCCGCCCGCGCCGCGCCGAAGATGCTGGCCACGCCGTCAATCAGCGTGCCGAGCGGCTCCCCGCTGTCGACCCACGCGGCGATGGCGTCGGCCAGCATCGCCCGCGTGTTCTCGGTCAGCAACGAGACGAGTTCATAGCTGTAGTTCTGCGCCCACAGCCGCGCAGCCTCATTTGACAGTTGCCAGTTCACGCCCAGCGCCAACTGGGACAGCTTGTCGACAGTGGCGCGCACACCCCGCCCCGCCGACTCGCGCAGCAATGTCTCCAGCGCCAGGCGCAGATCGCTTTCAGGCAGCGCGTCGGCGATGCGCTGAAGCTGAAGGGCGTCTTCGGCGGCGGCCACCTGCGCCAGTTGCGCCTGTAGCGCGTTCTCGATGGCCGCCTGATTCTGCGCTGCCAGCCGCGCGATCTCCGCAGCCTCGGCGTCCGGATCGTCCGGGTCGAGTTGCAGGATCAGCGCGTTGCTACGGATAGTTCGACCAGCGGCGAAAGGGCCGGGCCGCGTTGTCCGCCAGCCCACCTCCTTCCGCCGAGTCGCCGGCGTCGCCAATCTTCGTCAGGCCGTCGAGCACCTTGCTCGAATCGCCTGTCACGAAGCCGTCGATGATCTCAGTCAAACCCTCGAAGGCAGTGGTCAGCCCGGTGACGATGGCCGCCATCTGATCCACCACCGCCACAAGCGCGCTCTTCGCCGTGTTGATGCCCAGGGCGAAGAGGTTCAGCGAGGCGACAACGGCAAGGCCGAACACGCTGGCGAGCACCTGCTCGATACCGGAACTGGCGACGGTCTGGGCAAAGTCGGCCAGTGCGCCGCCAAGGCCCGTCAGGGGTTCACCCAGATCGGCAAGGCCTGCAAACGCCTGGCGCAACCGGTCAAGCCCTCCCGTGATCGGCGCGGGCAGGTCTATCTCCGGCCAGACGATGCCGCTCCAAGCCAATGCAACAGCGTCACCGGCGCCATTGACTGCGCCGCCCCAGTCGTAGGCGGCGATGTCGCTGGCCATGCCTTCTAGCCAGCCGGTGATGCCGGGCCAGTCGATGGTATTCCATGCGACGCCGATAGCCTCACCGACGCCGGCCAACGCGCCGCCCCAGTCGTAGGCGGCGATGTCGCTGGCGATCTCCGTCGTCCACGCTGCGATGCCAGGCCAGTCGATGGCGCCCCAGGCCGNNGCCGGCCAACGCGCCGCCCCAATCGTAATTCACCACCGCAGACGCAGTGTTGCTGGCCCATTCCAACAGCGACGGCCAATTGGCCGATGCCCAGGCCGCGGCAAGAGCGCCACTTACCGCGGCGGCGACACCGGCGAGGGCAGCGCCCCAGTCAATGCTCCCCAGCCGCTCCAGCGCTCCAGCGCCTGGCCCACCAGGTCGCGCAGCAGCGACGCCAGATCGCCAAGCCCGCCGGTTGCCCCGGCGAAATCGCCGGCCAGCAGATCGTCCCAGATGCCGACTGCCGCCGCCTTCACTTGCTCAAACAGACCGGCGAGCGGCTCCAAAGCGCTGATAATTGGTTGGATTGCCGCCACTACTCCGGTGCGCAGCCCGCCGAAATCAGTTACAAGAGCGACTGTCAACCCTGCGATCGCAGCCGCCACCAGGCCGACGGGCGTAGCCAACAAGCCCAGCGCGCCGGCGAGTGCGCCGGCCACCGAAAGCACGGTGGACATGCCGCTTGCCATCATGCCGAGAAATACCAGCAATGGCCCCGCCGCCGCCACGCCCGCGGCGATGCCAACCGCCCATTTCTGCGTCGTCTCGTCCAGTTCCGAGAACCAGGTCGCCAGGCTCAGCGCCTTGTCGCCAAGCGGCTCCAGTGTCTCCGCAAACGCCAGCAGCGCCGGCCCCATGGCGTCGCCGAGCTTCTGGCCAAAGACTGTAAACTTTACCTGTGCCTGCTGCAGCATGAAGCCCAGGCGGTTGACGCCTTGCGACTGGGCGTCGAATGCGCTATCCGTCGCGCCTGCCGCATTGGTGAGCTTCTCCAGTTTCGCAGTATATTGGTCCGCCAGCGGGCCGGAGAGCGCAAGCGCAAGCGTCTGACCTTCTATGCTGCCGATGAACGATTGCAGCGGCACGCCGGCCTGCTCTGCCACCGAGGTGATTGTCTTCACCGTGTCGATGAAGCCCAGTTGCTCTATCATCGCCTCGCCCGACGTGTAGCCAAGCGCCGACATGAGCTTCTGCATGTCGGCGGTGGGCGCCAGCAGGCTCTGCAGCACGCCGCGGTACTGCGTCGAGACCTCCGATGTTGAACCGGTGACGCCGGTGCCGGCGGCGAAGATGGCGAAGAGTTCTTCTTGTGCGATGCCCAGTTCGTTGGCGAGCGGCACAACGCGCCCCATGCTGGCCGCCAACTGTGGGAAGTTGGTCTGGCCGAGTTCGACCGTCTTGAAGGCGAGATCTGCAACCTGCTGCATGGCCGTGGCGCTCGTGTCGCCGTAGCCCTTTGTCACGGCGCTGGTCAGCGCCACCGACTCCGCCACCGATGCATTGCCGGCGGCGGCGGCCTTGGCGTTGATGGTGAGCCGCGAGAGCGTCTCGGCGTCATCTCCAAACGCCGAGATGACCTCGTATAGCCCCGCTGCCGTGTTGCCGGTGTCCACGGCCAGATCGATGGATAGATCTTGCAGCTGCGGTTTGAGTTCCTGCAGCCGCTCAATCGGCACGCTGAGTGTGCCGACATTTGCCATCGCCCGATTGAGTTCCTGCGCCTGGAGCGCGAAGAAACCGCCCGCTGCGGTCAGCGGCGCGGTGACGCTCAGGGTAAGCCCGGCCCCGGCCCCGGTGAGCTTCTTCCCGATGCCCTCGACCATGCCGGCGGCATCGTCGAGGGACTTCTTCAGCGCCGACGTTTCGGCGATCAGGCGAATGGAGAGGGTGGCGAGCGTGCTCATGGATTACCTGAAATTGGCCTCGAACATTGCCTCGAAGTCGGCGCGCTCCTCGGCGACGCTGGCCGGCGGCTCGTCGTGTGCGTCGTCGGCTTCTGCCTCCGCTTCCGACGTGCGCAGCCAGGCGATAAAGTCCTGCGGCTCGACCGGCTTGGCGTCGGAGCCTCGCACGATGTTGGCGACGAGCGTCAGCAGCCGTGACTGCCAATAGTCCTGCCGCGCCGCCCCCAGAGGCCCCTCTGCCATCTCATACGCCCACCACTCCGACAGTTCGCTGCTAGAGATTTGGGACAGGCCACCTTCCACCGATGACCAGCCGAGATGCGCGGCTAGGCGGAATACGAATCGTCGCCAGCCGCTTCGCCGAAATTTTCCGTGAGCTCCTCGATGTCGGCCTCCGTCATACCCGACATCTCGCGGATGGCGGCAAACACACGCTCCAGCGCCGCCGCCGAACGCGCCGCAAGCGCCTCGATGTCGCCGTCGTTGAACAGCCGCCGCCCCTGCTCGTCGACACAACCCAGCACCACCAGCCTGGTGCGAGCGTTGCGCAGATTTTGCTTGTAGCCACCGCCCTTGCGCTCCTGGAGAAGCGAGGCCTCGTAGCGGTCCCGCTCTGTACCGGTCAGCCCGCGCACGCGCACCTCGCCGCCCCATTCCGGCACGGCGATGATGCGCGACTGAATGTCGTTTGCTTGCAGAATCTGGTCGCGTGTCAATAGCGCCATGTCCGATCTCCTTTTACGTCAGTGAGGACAGAAGATTGATAACCGTCGTCTTGAAGAACAGCGCGTCCGCGCTGCTGTAGGTTGCGTAGCCGTCGAAGGCGACATTGACGTTCTCGTCTTGCTCGTCGTAGCCGCCCGGCTTGCGATACTTCGCCGCCATGTCGAAGATCAGGTCGCGACTGCCGGTTCCTGGGCACTTGACCCGGATCAGGCGCAGCGTGCCGGCGTCTGCTGCGGCGCGTTCGGTGGCCACGCGGCTGACGCCCGTGTCTTCCTCAAGTTCGTAGCGGATCGTGAAATCCACCGACGGCTTGCCGAACTTCAGCGCAGCGGGATAGCGATTGCTTCCCCCGATGGGCACCCAACGAATGCCGCTGCGATAGGTCAGCGAGAACTCCAGGAGCACGCCCGGCGCCTCTGTCGTGCCGATGGTTCCACCGCTGTTGTCGATGTAGAGCCGGGTGTTGCCCGTCAACGCTTCGACGACACTGGGCAGCGCGACGCTGTTGGTAAACGCGCCGGCGTACATGCGCTGGCCGCGCCAGGTGGCGCTCATCCGCCAGGTCGCCTGGTCGGACTTGTACGTCGCCTTCCATTCTTCGACCCAGGAGAAGGGCACGATCTGTTGGTCGGTGGCCACCAGCTTGTTGCCGAGGCGCAGCGTGTACGTGCGTGCGTCCGGCGACGTGTCGCTTGGTTCATACTCGTAGGTGTACGGGCTGGAGCCAGAAGGCGTGACCGGCTTCACGCTCGCTTCGAGCAGATACGGGAATTGCTCGTAAGACAGCGCCATTTCCGGCATCGCCAGCGACACATCGGTGAGTGGGGCGGGCGCGTTGCGTTCGCCGATGATACGCGAGCCAACAGCCTCGTCGAGCACTTCGGGGTCGCCGTTCGGAATTGCCATCGCAAAGGGGCCTCGCATGACGGCCGTTGTCGCCACCGCCGTCCCCTTCGTCGTCTCTTTGCCGATTTGACAAAGATTGTAGGGTTTTGTTGCGTAGACTTTTGCCACCTTACACCTCCACGTTCCAGGTTGTTCCGTCCCAGCCAAAGCCGGCGGCAGCGAGCGCCGCCGTGACATCCTCGGATGTTACTTCCGCCGGCGGCGCCGCTGCGTCATCCGCTGGCCAGTAATGAGCGACCGCCGGCAGCGTGGCCGCGGCCATCACGGTGGAAACTGCCGTTTGCGTCGCGCTGTCGAGCGCAACCGGCATGGTTGCGAGCAGGGCCATCACGCGCTGATAGTCGCCTGCGTTCAGTGCCTCGTTGACCCAGATGACATATTGCTGATACGGCCAGAATTTGGCCAACTCGCTCGGCGCGCCGCCGGCTGCAACCACAGCGGCGAAGAACTGTTCGAGCGTCATTTTCGCCAGAGCCTTCGGCGCATTCAGCGTAGCGGCCAGCTCCACCGCAGTCATGTTGCGCCAGGTCGATCCCCCGGCCTGCCAGATTACAGATGCTTCCATGATTTACCCCTGCCTGCTGATATAGAGCGCCAATGCGCCCGTAGTCGGCGCTACAGAAAAACTTGCGCGCAAGAAGATCCCGGCTATCCCGCAGTCCCTGAATGCCGGCACCGGGTAGACGGCGCCGGAGACAA